TGGTAGTGCTTGTCGATCGACTGGCCACCGATGAAGAGCTCGACCGAGCTGAAGGCGCGCTCCGCCACCCAGCACATGTCGTTGCCGACATTGTTCGACGTCAGCTGATCATACGATGAGCTGTTGGGCTGGAGGACGACAAACATGTCACCGACCAGGTCGCCTGAGCGAGCGAGGGTCACTGAGACGAGACCTCCCGGGCCTGCGTTGCCCGCCACGGTCTGCTGAACAGTCTCCATCGCAAAGTTGGTGTGACGCTTGTAGGCTGACTGGAAGAAAGTCACCTTGGGATCACCCGTCAGGTAAACATCGGACGCGCCATAGGCGACCAATTGCATCAAAGCGCCACCAGGCATTTTACTATAGCAGGAGGAAAAAGTTCAGAGCCAAATGCGCTGCGCCATTCCCTCCCCCTGATTTTCTCAGCCACTCGTACAATGTCTCAGCGCCGCCCGCCCCCTAAGACCCCCCCGCCGCCTCCCGTAGAGGACGAGGAGGAGGAGTTTGACGAGGAGATGGATGAGTTTGACGAGGACGGTATGGATATGTTCGAGGCCCTGGGTGGCCTCCTGGCGACCGAGGATGGGGAGACTGTCGCGACCCTTCTTGCGAGCCTCAAGGATTCTGTCGACGGCGTCTCTCGGCAGCTCGAGGTCCACAATAAGATTATGGTCAAGATTCTGACCGAGATGAAGGGGTCCAAGGCACCGGAACCGCAACACATCGCCGCACCCGCTTAAAAAAGTATAGCGTTATTCTATCAATGAGCACTCAGAAGGTCCACACAATCAACAAAGACGTCACACCAGAACATGCGGAGGAAATCAGAAACGCCAATCAGACGACCGAAATCAACTCGTGGACCTTGGAGGAGCTCGAAAATTGCATCACGAATGCTGAACAAGACGCAGGGTTCAGCATCCGCGCAAACGCACTCGCCGCCGACAAGACGTGGGCCTTCGTCCTCTTCCCTTCGACACAGGAGCGAGACGATGACAAGTACCCAAAGAATTACGAGACTGAACACATCAAGATCAGGAAGGATCGTTTTTTGAACAGTTGCCGGACCCTGCTGACTCGGATCGGATCTCTGGGACTCGCCAAGCAGTCTAGCAAGGACGTCAACGGGGATGAATTCGCACTTGAGTTCCGGGTTCGTCGGCTGATCACGGACCGCAAGGAGATGTATGAGCAGTTTCGCCTCTGGGATCGTCGATGGAATCGCATCAACGACCCGACGCTCGCCATCGACAACTCGGACACCAGCATCAAGGATGACGAGAAGAACAGCCCGTACCAAAAACTGCTCCTCTTTCTCCTGACCAAGACGTATGACGAGGGCTACAGACGGTACCGCGACCAGTGTTGTGTCCAGATCCGCAACACCCGAGCGTGGCGACCAGTCACGGAGATCAAGGACTTTGTGTACGACTCGACACAAAAGGAGGATGAGCCCGAGATGTGGAAGAACCTCACGAGCCGTGGCAATTGCGTGAATGACATCGTCAAGCACTTGTCCAACTGCAAGGACTTTCAGTTCCTCGAGATTAAGAAGGACCGCCACGTATGGTCATTCCAGAACGGACTGCTGGTCGGCAAGGACTGGGACGAGACGGATCAACGATACAAGATCAAATTTTACCCGTATAATTCTCCTGAATTCCGCGAGCTCGACCCGACGCTCGTTTCGTGCAAGTACTTTGACTTGCCGTTCGACCCCTATGCGACCACCGGTGACTGGTACGACATCCCGACGCCGAGCATGCAATTGGTCCTGGACTACCAGCGGTTCGAGGAGGACGTCTGTCGATGGACCTATGTCTTCATGGGCCGTCTGTGTTTTGAGGTGAACGAGTTGGACGGGTGGCAGGTCATTCCGTTCCTCAAGGGTATCGCGCGTTCTGGCAAGTCGACGCTCATCACCAAAGTGGCCCGCAAGTTCTACGAGTGCGAGGACGTCGCGACCCTCTCGAACAACATCGAGAAGAAGTTTGGCCTCCAGAGCATCTACAAGGGGTTCATGTTCATCAGCCCCGAGATCAAGGGCGACCTCCAGCTCGAGCAGGCTGAGTTCCAGTCGCTGGTCTCTGGGGAGGACGTGTCGGTCGCGCGTAAAAACGAGACGGCCCTGAGCTTTCAGTGGAAGACGCCCGGAATCTTGGGCGGAAACGAGGTGCCAAACTGGAAGGACAACTCGGGGTCGGTCCTGCGTCGTCTGGCGACCTGGAACTTTGGCCGACAGGTGATGGATGCGGACCCGCACCTCGATACGAAGCTGGAGGCTGAGATTCCGGCGATTCTGTGCAAGTGTCTGCGAGCTTACCTCGAGTATTCACACAAGTACAGCGGGAAGGACATTTGGAACGTCCTGCCAAAGTACTTCAAGACGGTACAGAGTCAGGTGGCAACAGTGACCAACTCGCTCCAGCACTTTCTGTGCTCCGAGAAGTTCAAGTTTGGTCCGGAACTCCGTATCCCTCAAAAGGTCTTCATCGCGCAGTTCAACCAGCACTGCAAGGAGAACAACTTGGGGACTTTCCGGTTTAACCAGGACTTTTACGCGGGGCCTTTCAGTGCGAAGGAACTCGAGGTTCGCACAGAGTCGCACATCTACAACGGTGCGACATTCGCGACGCAGCCATTCATCTTTGGTTGCGACTTGTTGGCGAGTGAATAAAAATCTACACAAATACCAGATGGACAATCAGCGTAGCGCTGCCGCCCGAAAGCTCCAGGAAGCTTTCCGACGGAAGTTTGTTTTCTCAAATGCGTCCGTCAAGGGTGTCAAGTTTACACCCTCGAAGATGACGACGCAAATTATTCGGTTTAATCAACCCACAAACATTTCCAAGATTTTTGACTCGGAGCCCAAGGGGTTCAGCGAGATTATTGGATACAAGGGCTCCCAGCGAATGGCATCCGTTCGGTGGGTTCCAGGTCGTGGCTGGATCGGCGACCAGAGTGACGTGGCGCGGATTGCTGCCAGGCGACAGGGCCAGACGGTCGTAATCACAAAAGATCTGATTGAGATCAAGGGTTCTGGAAACTACGAGCCGGCCATCCTCGCCGTCGTTAAGAACGGTATGGCAGACCGGAGCCTCCTTCGGGCGACCCCCAAGTTTGTCAAATTTGAGGGCCGGTTCAACATCAACCATACCCTTGCTTTGTACGAGGTGGCCGATTTTCTCTCAAAATTCGGAAAGGTCAAGCGGTTCGAGCTTGGCGACAAGGCTGTCGTGTTCAAGACCAGTGGCATCACCTTTCAGATTTTCAAGAATGGAACGATCATTTTTGGAGGCCTCAAGGACCCCAAGGACCTCGACAAACCGCGTGCAATTTTCAAGGAGTTCGCCAAAGAGCCGTGGTTCCAGAAGATTTTGCAATCCAAGCTCACCACCCTACCGTCTGCGGACGCCAACCTGAAGAAGATGATGCTGGCCGGTCGATACCAGCTCGCCGGACTGGACTGGAGCAGCACTCTCGAGACGCCCCCTTTCGGATCGTACATCCGCCCCGGTCAGGACGGCAAGCCGCGTTTTTATCCATGGGCCACGGTCCGCATCGTGCGTCACGGAGTCGGCAACAACGCCGGCCCTGCACAGACGTTCTACACGCCCTTGAAGTTCCAGAAGAAGGATGCATTGGCGGTCGCCAAGGCGTTCGCAGAGGTCGGCCAGCCGATTCCGGCCCAGACCCTCAAGGTGTTCGCCGACGCGGGCTTCCCCATCCCCAAGCAGGAGAGCCCGAAGCCAGCCTACCTGCTCAATCGTGAGGCCGAGACGAAAAAGTACAAGGGGGTGGCGAACCGCCGAGCGAACAGCTGGAACGCAGTGCGCGCCGGTTTCTACGTTCGCCCGGGACCCGGTAAGCAGCCGTACTTTTACGCGATTCCCAAGGGCCTCGCGAGCGGTCGCACTACGGTCATCAAGACCTACGCGGACGCAGGTCGCAACATTCCCAAGACGGTCCGGAACCTCTTTGAGATTGGCGAGAACGTCAAGACGAACGTCGTAGCCGTCCCTGGATATAACGAGGGGTTCCATCCAGGCATGAAGCACGTGGTAAAGATGGGACTCAACAAGGTTCTGCGCATCAATAACCGCCAGGCGACCCGCCTGACGAAGAAGGAACTCATCGAGATTGCACGTAATATGAACATTGCCCGCGTGGACGCAAAGTGGAAGCCGGATCAGATCCGGAATGCGATCCAGGCAAAGGCTGGAATCACGACGCGCGTCAACAAGACGTTCAACCTGGAGATGAATGGGAAGAAGTACAAGCTTCTGAACAATGGTCGGGTTCAAAAGACGGCGGGCGAGACGCGGACCCAGCGCGAATGGGCCACCATGCCACTCGCCGAGCGGACAGCAATTGCCCGGAAGATCTTGCCGACCAATTTGTTTTCTGAATACAACTCCATCCCGAACTCGAACAAGTTCGACACACTCCGGTCCTTTATCGCGGGCAAGAAGGCGCCTTCACCACCGAGCCCTGTGCGGGCCAAGACGCCACCTAGCCCTGCCAACTCCAACTCAAACTTCAACAATGACCGACTCGCCCTCGAGTTCGAGTACAACATGCGTCTTGCTGCAAACATGGGCAACCTGACGCGCAATGGAAACCAAGCGCTCTTTATGAAGGAGTACAACAAGCTGCCAAAGGGGGCGCGGGGAAAGCCCCTCAAGGCGAACGTGAACCGGGCATACGCCAAGTTTCTCAAGGAGACCAAGAGGTTGCGCGTGAACGAGCCGGCCCGTGCACGGTACACCGGTCGCATCACGCCACCCAACTGGCTTCCGGCCAACAAGGTCCAGGCTTACAAGAACCTCGTGACCAACCTGGCCTTCAAGAAACCCAAGCCGTCCCAGAAGGCGCTCAAGGAGGCTGTGATGGCGTGGCTCAAGACCGCCGCCCCTCCTGGGTCTCCTCGCCCCGCCAGGAACGTCGAGAACATGATGACGGGCATTATGAAGCGCATCCCGGCCTACAACCCAGCCAACCGCAAGTCTCCCGTCCTTCCCAAGCGGACGCCGTCACCCAAGAAGAGCCCGGAGACCAAGGCTGCAAACGCGGCGAGGCGCGCAGCCACCAAGGCTGGCAAGGCGCTTAAATTTAATACCAAAAAGGCTTATGTCGTACCTATCAGTGAAAACGTGGAGAACCTCGGCAATGCTATGATTGCAGCGGGTCTCAACGTGAAAATGGCGCACTCGTGGGACGCTGTGGTGCGCTCTGGGGTGAATTCCAAGTTTAAGAATAACTGGGCTCGGCACGTGGTGACTGGTCCGTAGGGGGCCTTCGGCTTTCCCATCTAGACGTGCTTGATGACATCGAAAATCTTATAGACGATGTTAAATAACTCGATGCTGGTGTGAACCTTCTTGAGGTCCGCAATCTCCATCTCAACCTGGTAGACCGTGTCGTCGTCGCAGTCCTTGTCGTCCGGGTTGCCCTTGACGATCGAGAGGTCGATGGACAAATTCTTCCG